AGTCCACATAAATATAAATTTTGGTTACAACAAAATAACTTTTTTAAGTATTTTCCAACTGATACAAACACATTTACATTTATAAAAATTGAACAAAATTTAGTTGAGGAAACAAGCGAAAAAAGAATTAAGGATTTTGTTTTGGAAAATTTATTGCAACGTGATGATATTGGTTTTTCTCCTTATGATTATATGGCTTCTTGTCCTAAGTATTTTCAAACTGATTTTCTTTCTTTTTTAGAAAGCTCTGAAGTAAAGATAAAAGAAGATACACAAAATGAATGCTTTTTATATTTTAAAAATTGCGTTGTAAAGGTAACGGATGAAACCATTGAAAATATTGATTACTTAGATTTAGATGGTTACGTTTGGAAAAGACAAATAATTGATAGAGATTATGTAAAGTCAGACCATCATCAATCTGTTTTTAGAAAATTCATTTGGTTAATTAGTGGTCAAGATGCAGAAAAATACAACTCCTTTAAATCTGTAATTGGTTATCTTTTACATTCATTTAAAACTTCTGCAAACAATAAAGCTATTATTTTCAATGATGAAACAATTTCAGAAAATCCAAATGGTGGTTCTGGTAAAGGATTGTTTTGGAATGCTTTAGCGCAAATGAAAAAGGTAAGTAGTATTGATGGTAAAACATTTGAATTTACAAAATCATTTCCTTATCAAACAGTTAGTACAGATACACAAATTTTAGTGTTTGATGATGTTAAAAAGAACTTCAACTTTGAAAGTTTATTTAGTTTGATTACCGAGGGTATTACTTTAGAATATAAAGGGCAGGATGCTATTAAATTACCAGTACAAAAAAGCCCTAAAATATTAATTACAACGAATTATACAGTTGGTGGTGTTGGTGGATCGTTTGAGCGTAGGAAGTTTGAAGTAGAAATGGCAGACTTCTTTAGTTATAAACATACACCTTTGGATGAATTTGGGCATTTACTTTTTGATGAATGGGATGACACAGAATGGTCAAAATTTGACAACTATATGCTTCAATGCGTACAATTTTATTTGGTAAACGGATTAACTAAGCACGACTTCAAGAATTTAGAGGTTAGAAAGTTTATAAAAAATACTTCTTTTGAGTTTTATGAGTGGACAAAACCTGATGCGAATGGTAAAAATGATAACATTGAATTCAATACACGATCACAAAAGCAAACTTATTACGATAGTTTTATAAATGAATACCCTGATTATAAAACTTTTAAGCTAAGCCAAAAGAGATTTACTCAATGGATTGAACACTATTGTAAGTTTTATGGTTACACTTATGCCACAGGTAATTCAAACGGACAGCGTTGGTTTGAGGTTATAAATAAAGATAATAAAGATGAAAGCTGCCCTTTTTAATCTTAGAGAATACCAGCAAGAATTAGCAGCTAAGGCTTGCGATATATTAACAGCTAAGCGAATTGTATATCTTAGTATTGAAGTGCGTGTAGGTAAGAGCTTAATCGCTTTTGAAACGTGTAAACAATTTTGCGCCAAGCGTGTTTTATTTATCACTAAAATAAAAGCGTTTAGCTCAATACAAAGTGATTATAATAATTTTGGATATACTTTTGACTTAGAAATTATAAACAAAGAAAGCATCCATAAGATAAACCACAATAATTTTGATGTAGTTGTTTATGATGAAGCGCACCAATACGGGGCGATGCCTAAAGCTGGTACAAATCAAAAGGAATTACGCAAACGATTTTCGCATATTCCGTGTATATTGATGACAGGCACGGCAACACCTGAAAACTATTCGCAAATATATCACCAATTACAGCTAAGCGATTACAGTCCATTTAATAAGTACGCTAACTTTTATAAATGGGCAAATGATTTTGTGACTGTAAAGCAGCGTAATTTAGGTTATGCTATTGTAAATGATTACAGCGATGCAAATTTTAAGTTGATTAAACAATACACGGATCCAATAACGATAACATATACGCAAAAGGAAGCAGGCTTTGAAACAAACGTGCAGGAGTTTATGCTTACCGTAAAGATGAAGCCATTTATTAAGACTATAATTGATAAGCTAAAAAGAGATTTAGTTGTTTATGGTAAGAATGGCAGAGCGATTATAGCTGATACAGGTGCAAAGTTAATGCAAAAAGAGCATCAACTTACATCTGGAACCATAAAATTTGATGAGGGTGATTTTATGATATTGGATAATACAAAGGCGCAATTTATAAAAGAGCAGTTTAAGGAATTTAAAATTGCTATTTTTTATAAGTATATTGCGCAACTTGAAAGCCTTAAACAAGTGATTGGAGATAAGCTAACAACCGATTTAGATGAATTTAATAATACAGATAAATGGATAGCTTTACAATATCAAAGTGGGCGTGAGGGCATAAACTTATCCAAAGCTGATTATTTAGTGATGGCCGAGATTGATTTTAGTGCTGTTACTTATTGGCAGGCTCGAGATAGAATGAGTACCAAAGATAGAAAGGAAAACATTATCTATTGGATAATGGCAGAGAAAAGCATAGAGCAGAAAATATATAAAGCTGTAATGAATAAGAAAAATTTTACTTTAAAACATTATGAAAGTAACAGATAAAGGACTTAATTCTAAGCATAAAGAATATTATACTCAGGATAAACTTGACTTCGTTAGCGAATTAATAGAAGCAGGAACATCAACCACAAAGGCATTTATATTAATGTGCAATCATTTTAAGATAGATTACAACATAACTGCTGAACGTAAGTACAGATACTTATTCAATAAGCCTGAGAATGATATTGAAGAAAGCGATGACTTTAAAAAAGCGCAAGCAAAAACATTTAATACTAAAAAGAAGCGTTTTATATTGAGCTGGTGTCAAAGCGAAACTGATATACACCATAGTTTTATGGATAATATCGAAGCGTACGCTAAACATATCAAAGCTGATATACATATTATAGCAGGTAGGTATAAAAACCCACATAGTTTGGGTGCTTCAATGTACCAAAAAAGCAAAGAAAAGAATAAAAACTATTGGCACAAAAGAGTGATACCTTACTTAGACGCTAACAGACAAAACCTACACGAACTTCTTTGCGTGTTAAGCGATGTTAAGGTGCAACCAACAGCATCAACTCCATTAAGTGGCTTAAATAGCATTACAGCCTTAGAAAGTTGTATTGTGGGACATCCACGAGTACACCTAAAATCACTTGCAGTATTGAATGGTTATCCTAATAAGCTACTTCTTACTACTGGTGCTGTTTCAGTTCCTAATTATACCGATACAAAGGTAGGTGTAAAAGGTGATTTTCACCATACTTACGGGTTTGTAGTTGTTGAATTAGATAACGATATATTTCACGTTCGTCAGGTGCAATGCTCAGACGATGGAAGTTTCTACGATTTGAATACTTTTGTTGATAATGGTAAATGTGAAAGCAAAGTAAAAGAGAAATATCCTGCAATTATATTTGGTGATTTGCATTACGGAGAACATAGCGAAGTAGCATTAAAAGCTTCTTTAAAAATGGCATTTGATTTTGATGTGCAAAAAATTGTACTTCACGACATTTTCAATGGAAAATCAGTATCGCATCACGAACTTAACAATCCATTTCTACAAATGGAGAATGAACAAACGGGTAAAGGTAATTTGGAGGCAGAGCTGCAAGGCGTTGTTAAGTTTATAAATGATAATAATGACTTTGATTTTATTGTTGTAAGCGCAAATCATAACGACTTTGTTGATAGGTGGCTATGTAGTACCGATTGGAGGAAAACACCAAATAGGAGGGCATATTTAAAATATGCTAATATTGTGGCTGATGGATTAGCACCTAAAGGGATTGTAGCTTATGTGTTAGAAAATGAAACTTATAACTGTGAATGTTTAGGAGTAAACGATAGTTACAGATTATTAGACTGGGAGCTTGCTATGCACGGACACATAGGTACAAACGGAAGCAGAGGAAGTGTAACGCAGTTCAAAAACTTAAATACCAAAACAATTACAGGACATAGCCATACGCCAGCACGTGAGGATGGAAGCGTTGTTGTTGGTACGATAACTAATTTAAGATTAGGCTATAACAATGGTGCAAGCAGTTGGATGCACAGTAACGCCATAATGTATCCCAATGGTAAAGTATCGCAATTAAATATAATTAAAGGAAAATATACTACATTATGACAGAACAACAAATCCAAACTAAAATAATCAAACGCTTAGAAGCGGAGGGTTACTTTGTTATCAAGTTAATTAAAACCAATAAGAATGGTATTCCAGATTTATTGGCAATTCGTAATGGCATTGCACGCTTTATCGAGGTTAAGCGCAAAGGTGGCGTTGTTTCAGAGCTGCAAAAATATAGAATAGAAGAATTAAAATCCTTTGGTTGTCAAGCGGAGGTAAGTTATGGTGATTGATGACAACGGAGTTTGGATTGAAACACAATTCAAAGGCAAAAAAGGAACGTGGGTACTTGTTGGAAGTAGATCAAATGGTAACATTTTTAATACAATAGATACGCTAAAGTGCATTGAAACGCAAGAATATATAGAAGTTGAAAGAATTAAAATAAAAAATTTTGTTTTAATAAAATAAACTTTATCTTTGTTGTACAAACAATTAGAAAAATATATGAAAAAATTATTAACACTTGCAATTGTAGCCTTAGCATTAGGTTCTTGCAAAAAAGAAGCAGAAGTAAAACCAGCGCAGCCAGTTGCTCCAAACTGTAATTGCAAAACGATTACAAGAGTTGGTGACAGTTATGTTATATCTATCAACCCTACGGTATGGAAGCAGAACATTTACTACAATAATGATTGTACAAATGTTTCTACTTACGAAACAGTAAACTTAGGTAATTATAAAGTAGGTGATAAAAAATGCAACTAATTATGGAAATCACAAGACCAAGTAAATTCGGAGGTGCAGTAGTAACCTTAGAAGATGAGCGTGTAATTGAAATCACACACGATGAATTATTAGAGCATATCATTGAAAGTGGTATGAATGGATTTGTAAGCTATCAATGGGGATATGGAGATTGTACCGCAGAAAGCAGCTATATGGATGCAGACGATTATTTACAAGACAATTTTAACGAAGTAGTAAAAGATTATTTAAGCAATGAAATTTAAAACAACCTTACCAGAGCATCAATTAGATATTAATGACTGGTTCAAATACATTAAGAATGGCGGTAAATTAGAGCCTGTAAAGAACGAAGTAAGAGCAGGCGGTGTTTGCTATGAAGATTATTTAAACGAACTCTTAGAACAAGCAAAAAATGAACTTTAAAGAACTATCGCAATTTTTAGCGATTATATGTGCTACCTTATTAACTTTGCTTACTATCTTATTAGTACATTTATGTTAAAAGAAACAGAAGCTTTTTTAAAAGCAAATGTAAACATCTTATCAGACGAGGAAATGGGTAAGCGCTTAGGCTTTACAAGTGGAACGATTAGACACTACCGCAGCCGCTTTAAGATAAAGAAGATTAGAACGCCAACGCCTTTCAATCCAGATAAGGATTTAGTTGTTAAATGTCTTACTATGTTTGCCAACGGATCCACAGTTGCCGATATATGCAGAGCTTGCGAAATTAATATGTGGCTTGCAAATAAAATGATAGATAGGTTTTGGCTTACCAAACGTAAAACAGAACAAACAGAAACGATAACCTTACAGAGTAAATTATGAAAGCTGAAATTGCAACCTTTAGTACAGGTATTTATGATAAACCCTGTGAGCTATTTTCAGAAATAAAGATTGGATCTGTTCTTTGTGTTGGCCATTCGGTATTAGGAAATAATGGCTGCAAATATTGCGTTTCTTATAAAACAGAAAATAGTTATTATTTAGAAATTCTTGAAGAAACCACGCCAATAGTTTCAGAAGTTCTATGCAATAGGCCTGCATCTCAATTAACAATGTTTTAAACAATAATATTATGAAAGAAATAAAAGTAGAACACCAAGTTACACTATACACAGAAAATGTAGAGCTGTGTATTTTTGTAGGTAAAAATTTAAAAAAAGATTTATCAGATCCTTTCGGACATATATGCGATTGCGTTAATTTAGAAAAGAAGTTTGACTATGATAACTTAGAATATTTCTTAGATTACACAAAAGAAAAGCAAAGAGAAACTAAGCACGAGTTGATAGAGAAAAAAGCGTGGCAATATGGAATGAACAAAGAAATAAAAGCATTAATTAAAGAAGCTAAAAGATTGAAGTTATTATGACACTAACAGAACAAGAGAAACATTTTGAAATAATGGTAAACGATATGAAGCTAACATTATTTGCTAAAGGTAATGATTACGCAAACGTAGATAGGCTATCAAACTTTAAATTAGCTGGTGCAATTTGCGGATTAAAAGCAGAGCAGAACTGCTTATCTTTAATCGCTACAAAAGTAGCACGCTTAGGTGTTTTATTAAATTCTGATAAATCACCAAACAATGAAAGCATCCAGGACAGCATCTTAGACTTAACAAACTATTCAATTCTATTATCAATGATATTAAAAGACAATGAGCAAACTTCGTAAACAACAACTAACACCTGAGCGTATGATTTCAATCGGTAGGTCGTACCGCCAGATGTATATCTTAGCATCACTTATGGATATAGAGTACACCAACTTTATGGATACCGATTTCAAGCAACCAATTACGCATCAAAAGATTAGCCAAATAAAAGACAACGTCGATTATGTAATGCGTAAGCATCAAATGGTACTTGAAAAAGGCAACGCCGATGAGCTTATTTTTGCTTTGGATGACCTTAACGATATTATTAAATTGTTAACAAATCTAAATTCTGAACAAATAAAAGAAATATTACAAAAATTATAAGTAACTTTGTTTTGTTGGAACACATATACTCTAAACATAAGCATTGGATAGCAACCGTAAAACGATTAGGGGAGCAGTACTATGCCGAAGATATTGTGCAAGAAGCGTATATTAAAGTCCACGGAAAAGAGATAAACGAAGCATATTTTTATTTTACCCTTAGAAGTTTAACAGTTGATTTACAAAGAAGTAAAAGTAAATCTATAATGGTAATTGAAGAAATTGCAGATCATAGCGTTGGCTTAGAGGAATTGATTTGCGATGGTATATGTATAGCCGATGTAAATAGTTACATCAATACACTAACTGGATATGATAAGCTCTTATTTAAAGCATATATGAATAGTGGTTTATCAATTCGTAAATTTGCAAAAGAGATTGATATAAGCTTTATGAGTGTTTATCAAACAATAACTAAAATAAAGAAACAATGGCAAAAAGAAAACCCAAAGGATTAGGTGATACAATCGCTGCGGTAACGGCAGCAACAGGAGTGGATAAGCTCGTTAAGTTTATCGCTGGCAAGGATTGTGGATGCGAAGAACGTAAGGATAAATTAAATAAATTATTTCCTTACAAAAAACCTAAATGTTTAAGTGAAAGCGATTATAATTATTTAGATAAATTCTTTAGCGAACCAGTTAATAGCTTGCCGCCAATTATGCAAAGAGAATTATCTTCTATTTATAATAATGTATTTGGAAGTCAATTACAAAGCGGTTGCGATAGCTGCTGGAGGGATTATATTTCTCAATTAAAGGTTATTTATAATGAATATCAATAATGATTTTTTTTGAATATGGCAGAAGATAAAAGAAAGTTTAATGGTGGCAATAAAAATGCTGGTCGTAAATCAAAAGCAGAAGAACAAGGATTGATTGAGAAATTAAGTCCTTTAGAGCCAATGGCATTTGATGCGCTTACAACTGCTTTGGCAGATGGTAAAGATTGGGCAGTAAAATTATTCTTCCAGTATAAGTTTGGTATGCCTAAACAAGTGATAGATCAAAACAGTAATGTAACTTTGAGTAACTTCGATATTACAAAGATTTACGATGCCGATAAAGAAGCATAATAAGATTTGGGATAAATTAGGATCTAAGAATACAAGATACTTTTTATTAACAGGTGGGCGTGGTAGCGGTAAGTCTTTTGAGGTTGGTAGATTTGCTAGCCTTTTATCATTTGAGCCAAACCATAAAATATTGTTTACAAGACAAACAATGACTTCGGCACATCTATCAATCATTCCAGAGTTTCAGGAAAAGATAGAGCTATTAGAAGCTGAAAGTTTATTCAATGTCAATAAATCAGAGATAACAAATACCTATTCTAAAAGCGATATTATCTTTAGAGGAATTAAAACAAGTAGTGGTGATCAAACTGCAAATCTTAAATCCTTACAAGGGATTGATACGTGGATATTAGATGAAGCAGAGGAGTTGACAGATGAAAGCACATTTGATAAAATCAATCTATCTATAAGAAGTTCAAAGCATCATAATAGAATTATACTTATATTAAATCCTGCAACAAAAGAACATTGGATATACAAACGCTTCTTTGAAGAAGCTGGTGTACAAGAGGGATTTAATGGTGTTAAAGACGATGTAACATACATACATACTACTTATAAAGATAATATCGAAAACCTACCTAAATCATTTATAAATGAAATAGAAAAGTTAAAGAAAACAAACCCAACAAAATACAATCACGTTATATTAGGAGGTTGGCTTAATAAAGCTGATGGTGTTGTGTTTAGTAATTGGATAATAGATAAATTTATTGACACAGGGTATTCAATCTTTGGTCAGGATTTTGGATTTAGTATTGATCCAACAACATTAGTACATATATCTATTGATAAGGATAATAAAAGGATATACGCTAAAGAATTGTTTTATAAACCAAACTTATCTACTTCAGAAATATACCAACATAACCTTAGATATTGCGGTGATAAAAATCTAATCATAGCAGATAGTGCAGAGCCACGTTTAATAAGTGAGCTGCAAAGCAGAGGTTTGAATATAAGAGGTGTAAAGAAGCCACACATTATTGATAGGGTTGCGCTGCTTAATGATTATAAAATAATCGTTGATCCAGAAAGCACGAACTTAATCAAAGAACTTAATAACTATGCGTGGCACGATAAGAAAAGCGAAACACCTATCGATGCTTATAATCACTTATTAGATGCTTTAGGGTATGGCGTATGGGATTTAGTAGGCGCACCAAATCAAGGGCGTTATCATATACACTAACAAAACTAACTTTTTACGTTTATAAGGTATGGACTTAAAGATTACTATACCAACTAAACTTAGTGAAATTAATCTAAAGCAATATCAAGCGTTTTTAAAGGTTGCTAAAGATAATAAAGACACGGAATTCTTACAGCAAAAAATGCTTCAAATATTTTGTGGCGTAGATTTAAAATACGTTTCATCAATGCGCTTCAAAGATGTAAACGATATTACCAACAACCTATCAAACTTATTCACTCAAAAAACTAAACTAATAAATCGTTTCACTATTGGTAGCTTAGAGTTTGGCTTTATTCCGAACTTAGAGGAAATGACCAACGGTGAGTATATGGATTTAGATACATACATAACCGATTGGGATAGTATGCACAAAGCAATGGCAGTATTATTTAGACCAATTATAAAGAAGCAAAAGGATAAGTATTTAATTGAGCAATATAATGGATCGATAACTTATGCAGAAGTTATGGAGTATATGCCTTTAGATGTAGCTTTAGGTGCGGTTGTTTTTTTTTGGGATTTAGGGAACGAATTATTGAGCAGTACGATGAATTATTTGGAGAACAACAAGGAGGTACAGACTACACTGAAAGCGCACAATTTAGCCAACGCTGGGGATGGTATCAATCTATCTATGCCCTCGCTAAAGGAGATGTTACAAGATTTGATGCCGTTACGAGATTACCCTTACACCAATGCTTAATGTATTTAACCTTTGAAAAGCAAAAGAATAATTTGGAAGCTAAATTGATAAAAAGAAAATGAACGGATATTATTACATAATTAAAACGATTAAGGATTACCTAAAGAATACTGGTTTAATAAACACAGTAACAACGGGTGATATTTTTGATGTTGATTTGGCAAAGCAAACTATATTTCCTTTGACGCATATCATTACCAACAATGCAACGCTTAGCGATACACTTATTACGTTGAATATATCAATACTTTTTATGGATATAGTTGATGAAAGCAAAAGCGAAACGGTTGATGTATTTGAGGGTAATGATAATGAGTTAGATGTATTGAACACACAATTAACAATAGCTAATAGATTTGTTAGTGATATGCTTCGTGGAAGTTTAGTCGATATAAACTTTGAAGCGGTTGGAACTATAAATGCAGAGCCGTTTGTAGATAGGTTTGAAAACAAGATAGCAGGTTGGACTTTAACATTTGATGCGATTATTCCAAACGATATGACTATATGTTAGAGCAAACGCAGGCCACACTATTAAGGTTTCGTAATTATGTGATACAGCAATCACGTTCTAACTTAACTAAGAATAGAAAGAACGATACTAAGAAACTTTACAACAGCTTAAAAGGTGAAGTTGTAACAGAGAACAATTATAGTATTGTTGGCTTTAGTATGGACTTGCACGGATTGTTTGTTGACAAAGGTGTAAAGGGTTCTATTAGTTCAGCAAAAGCGCCAAACAGTCCTTACTCGTTTAAAAGTAAGATGCCGCCAGTAGCGGTGATTGCGAAGTGGGTAAAAAGGAGGGGTTTAAAAGGTAGAGATAAAGAAGGCAAGTTTATAAAAGATAATACTTTAGCTTACCTGATAGCACGTTCAATATTTCAAAAAGGAATGAAGCCGAGCTTATTTTTTACAAAGCCATTTGAAGCAGGTTATAAAAAGTATATTGATATTGACTTGCTAAAATCTTTTGGTGATGACTTAGACACAATGATAGATGTAAATTTATGATATTAAATATTAGAAGTCCGTATTTTATTACGATAGATGAAAGCGGACAAGTAGGAAGTAAAGTTGAATTGTTTATTTGGAAAACGGGTACCATTCCGTCTACGCCAACGTATAGCTTTTCAAAAGCAATCGCTTCAGCAACGCAGCGTGAAAACGTATACAATATAAGTCCATTTGTTTCAGAGTTCGTAACTTCAGGATTTGTAAACGTAACTGTAAAAAGATACAAAGAAACCACGGTTGGTAATTATACGCTATTAGATACAGTTGCGCACACAGCAGTAAATGGATATAACAACTATTCTGGTGGATATAATCAAACGCACGCTTTAGCAAAGTTTTCAGTATTGGCAGATGACAATTTAGATTTATATTACCATAATAACGATCCATACGCTTTATCTTACGACATACCTAATTTAAGCGTGTTTGCCGAGCTTACTAGTCCAGATAGGGTAGATGTTACCTATCAAGATTTTAATGGCTTCCACGAAGCTACAGACACTTACAATACAGTTGGTAAAAGTATTTTTAATGTACCTATATCAAAGGTAAATTATCATTATAAAAAAGGCAATAAACTTATTATTAAATATTATGTTGGTACAACTTTAACAGATAGAAAAGAGTTTGCTGTTTATCCTGTTTGCGAGATGAAATACGAGCCGGTTATATGTAGGTTTATAAATCGTTTTGGTGGATTTCAGACTTTAACATTTTTCAAAGCGCAATATAACAATATTACAACCCAAGGCACGAAATATAACATTATGCCTTCGGGTGTAAATTACGATGTAACAGTTGGTAAAACAAAGTTGTTTAATATCAATGGTAACCAAAGTGTTAGATTAAATACAGGTTGGGTAAATGAGAATTATAACAATATAATTCAAGACCTATTATTGAGCGATACTATTTTTTTAGATGGTAAACCAGTTACATCAAAAACGCAAGGCGTGGAACTTAAAACACGCACCAACAATAAAATGATAAATTATGAAATAGAGTTTGACTTTGCATTTGATTTAATTAATAACGTAGTTTAATGGTAACAGTAGCTATTTATATTTATATTAACGGAGTTGCAAAACGCATTGAACTGTTTAGCGATGAAAAGATAAGCGTAACTTCTTCGGTGCAAGACACGGCAGATTTATCGAAAGTATTTACAGATTATTCGCAATCGTTTACTGTTCCTGCAACAAAGCAAAACAATGCTATCTTCGGCCATTGGTACGAGAATAGTATAGATAATGCTTTTGATGCACGAATTAGAAAAGATGCCTACATTGAATTAGACACTATACGTTTTCGTAAAGGTAAGATACAATTAGAAAAGGCTTCTTTAAAAAACGGACAGCCAGAGAATTACAGTATTACTTTCTTTGGTAGCTTAATATCTTTGAAAGATGCTTTTAATGGTAAGCAATTAAAGCAGTTAGATTTCACTGCTTATAATATTGAATATAATTTAGAAAGAGTTGCAGATGCGATTGGCACAACCGTAACAGGGCACGTTAAATTCCCTTTAATATCAAGTGGTAATGTTTGGCAGTATGGTGGTGGTGGCAATGTTCCCACAAATTGGGACATTACAAACGTAGCAACGCCAGCTTATATAAACGAGCTTTATCCTGCCATGAGGGTGAGTGAAATATTTAAAGTGATTGCCGCTTCTTTAGGCGTTACATTTTCAGGTGCTATTTTAAATGATGACAGATTTAAGAGGTTATTTTTATATCTTAAAAATGCAGATGCTTTGTTTAAATATGTGCCTGCCCCGACAAAGATAAACTTCGGAAGCAAGACAGCATCTCCAACTATTGTAGGTGATAATTTTAATTTAACTACCGATAGTTTCACTTACGATGGGGGTAAACTTATAACACCAAACGGAGTTCAAACTACAAGCACGGTATCTGGTTTTTTAGAAATATCTTTTACAACTGCTGGCAGTCCATATCAATTTATATTCTATAAAGATGGAGTAAAAATATCTACTTTAAATTTGGTATCTACTTTATTACCTTTTGTAATTGAGGTGCCATTGGATAGCGTTGGTGTTTATACTTTTTCAGTTGGCTCGAATACAGCCTTATCTTATAACGCTACTTTTAACTATCAAGTTGATGGACTTGATCCAGTAACAGGTTTACCTGTAACAAATACACTTTCAGCGCAAACTACAACAACGCAAACAACTTTAGCATCTTTAGACATATCAGCTTATATGCCAGAGATAACAGTTGAAGATTTTATTGCTGGTATTCTAAAGATGTTTAACTTAACTTGTTATTCGGACACTTCAGGAGTTTTTAGAATTGAGCAACTTGAAGCGTGGTATGCCAATGGTGCAACGATAGATATTAGTAAATATGTAGTAAGCGATACAACGGATATTGATAGACAAACAACTTATAAGAATATCAATTTTAAATACGAAAAAAGCGAAAGCAATTTAGCGGTTTTATACAGAGCCAATAGCTTGCAAGAGTACGGAGATTTGGAATTTCAATTAGCTATTGATGGTGGTAATTATGATGTAAAACTTCCATTTGAAAACTTACCTTTTAATAAATTTACAGGCACACAATTTCAAGTTGGTTATTCTTTAAAATCAGACTTAAAACCTTACAAGCCAAAGCCTATTGTACTTTACGATTATGGCACACTACTTCCGTGTAATTTTTATTTAGGTAATGGAACGACAAATAACTACTTAGGATTTTATAATGCCTTTGGTCAAGATGCTTTAATAAGTGGAAGTAATTATACAATAAATTGGGGCACAGAGCAAAGCAGTTTGACAGGTCAAGTTGAAACAAAGACTTTATTTAATCAATATTATGAAACATACATCAATAATATTTTCAACTACAAAGCAAGGAAAATTAAGATAAAAGCAGTTTTACCAATTAGCCTACTTACTTCAATAAAATTAAACGATTGCTTAATAGTAAGGGATAAAAAATATTTAATAAATTCATTCACCACAGACTTAACAACTGGTGTTGTTGATTTTGATTTACTAACAAATTTCAGATGATAAAAAACATTTTACAACTTTTAGCTTTACACGAACATTATAACCAAAGCGAAAATATAGAGATAGCAAAAGGTAAATACGAAATACCAACAACGTGGTCAAAAGGAATTAAACAATTAAAAAGGATATGGCACAAGAAAAAATAGTTAATCTTAAGGTTACCGATAATATAGATGAAACAACTTCAAGCGTAAAAAGTCTTAGAACACAACTAAGGGAAGCGCAACAAGATGTGGCGCAATTATCAGATAAGTTTGGTGCTACATCAAAACAAGCAATAGAAGCGGCAAAGCGTGCGGCACAATTAAAAGATGCTATTAGCGATGCCAAGGCCTTAACCGATGCGTTTAATCCAGATGCAAAGTTTAAAGCAGTTTCTTCATCTTTGACTGGTGTTGCTGGTGGATTTAGTGCCATAACTGGTGCGATGGGGTTGTTTGGTGAAGAAAGCAAAGAAGTTGAAAAGGCTATTTTAAGAGTTCAATCAGCGATGGCTTTAGCAAGTGGACTTCAAGCAGTTGGTGAAGCACGTGATAGTTTTAAACAATTAGGTGCAGTTGCGGTAAACGCTTTAAAAGGAATTAAAAACGGAATAGCAGCCACAGGTATTGGTCTTTTCTTAGTTGCTTTAGGTGCTATTGTTGCATATTGGGACGACATCAAAGAAGCGGTAAGCGGAGTTACAGCCGAGCAAAGAAAGTTAAACGAAGCATCAAAGGTTTCTTTTGATACCAAAGTAAAAGAACTTGAAACGATAAGCGCACAAGATAATGTACTTAAGTTGCAGGGTAAATCTGAAAAAGAGATTTTAGCAATTAAAATTAAAAAGACAGATGAAGCTATTGCGCTCGGAAAAGTAGAATTATTAAATATAGCCACAACAAATAAAGCATTAAAAGCGGCAGAGGAAAGGAATTTTAATTACCTAAAAACCTTTACTAAATATGCAGTTGAAGCTTCGATTTTACCTTTAAGAATATTAGCAGCTCCGATTGATTTATTAATTGGTACAGTTAATAAAGTAGCCACAACTTTGGGATTTTCTAAAGTAACGGCAATAAATATAAATGATGAAATCAGTAAGCTATCGGATTTAGGTGCTGCAAAATTAGCAGGCTTTGTTTTTGATCCAGTAAAAGTAGAAGCGAATGGTAATGAAGTTTTAAAAAAGCAACAAGATGCTTTACTTAAAATTCAAAACGATAGGGCGGGGTATATTCTACAAGGTCAAGCTATCGACAAAGCAGCGGCGGATAAAGCTAAAGCAGCGCAAAAAGAAAAAGACAAAGAAGCTGAAAGATTAAGACAAGAAAGTTTAAAAGCTGGTGATAAATTAATCCAAGAGAATTACGATTACGAGCGTAAAAAGAATAAAGTAATTGAGGATGAACGTGCAAAGCATTTAAACAATTTAGTAACAACAAATCTTAATGCAAGAAGTAAGGAAATATCAGACAACGATGCAGCAAGACAATATGAATTGGAAGCTGATAAAGTAAATGCAGAAGCAAAGAAAAAAATAAAAGAAGAAGAATTTGCACATAACCAATTATTATTAAACGCAACAGCCAACGGATTAGAAGTTGTTTCTGATTTGATAGGTAAAAATACTGCCGCTGGAAAAGCCACAGCGGTAGCTGCTGCCTTGATAAATACTTACGCTGCAATAGCTGGACAATTAAGAGCTTTTGCTGGAGTTCCAATACCAGGTTATGCAATAGTTCAAGCAGTTGCAACTGGATTAGCTGGTTTTGCTGCTGTTAAAAATATTTTAAAAGTACAAGTTCCAAATGGCGGAGGAGGTGGTGCTGCTCCTGCTGGTGCTGCATCTGGTGGAATTTCTGCTGCAACTCCTCCAGCACCGCCACAATTTAATGTGGTTGGTACAGGTGGTGTTAATCAAGTAGCGCAAGCGTTTAGTAATAACCAACAACAACCTATCAGGGCTTATGTAGTAAGTAACGATGTTACAACTGCGCAAAGTTTGGATAGAAATATAGTGAAGTCAGCTTCATTAGGATAATTTGAAAATATAACAAAAATATAAATTTACGTTTAATTAATATGCGAATAGTAGAATTGATAATTGACAAAGATACAGATGGCATTGATGCGGTTAGCGTTGTTGATGCACCTGCAATTGAAAGCAATTTTATTGCCTTAGCAGATACCTATGAAATGAAGCTTGCAGAGGTTGATACCGACAAGCGTATTTTAATGGGTGCTGCTTTAATTCCAAATAAGCAGATTTATAGGAGAGTAAAGCAAGACGAATTTTATGTTTTCTTTTCTGAAGATACCATTAAAAAAGCTTCGGAGTTATTTTTAATGAATGGCAACCAAAGCAACGCAACGCTGCAACACAAATCTAAGATAGATGGAATGACAGTTGTTGAAAGTTGGATAGTGGAAGATCCTGAAATGGATAAATCTAAAAAGTACGGATTTAATTTACCAAGCGGAACGTGGATGATTTCAATGAAAGTTGAAAATGAAGATGTTTGGAAAAGAGTAAAATCTGGTGAGGTAAAAGGATTTTCTATTGAGGGTTACTTTGCCGATAAATTAGAGATGCAAATGCAAGATGAAGAACTTATTAATACAATTAAAGAAATTATCAATAATGGCTAAAGATAAAGTTACAAGTCCAGTTGGAGGTAAACGTGGTTGCCTTTGCGAAGATGGCAAAACTTACGACAAAGATTGTTGTAAAGGTGAATTAATAAATCAAGGAATTGGTGCTTTAAATGAGCAATCTATTTCAGAAGTTCAAAACATAACACAAGTAAGAACAATAAATAATATATCAAATTAAAAATGGAATACAAAAACACATTAAACAAAATCAAAACTTTGCTTTCTATTGAAGTGAAGTTAGAGCAGATGAAGCTCGTTGATGGCATTACTGTTGTTGAAGCAGAGCAATTTGCACCAGAGTACTCTATCGGAGTAGTTACAGCTGATGGCATTGTGCCTATGCCAGTTGGTAGCTATGAGTTAGAAAATGGTCAAGTTCTTAGCGTAGAACAAGAGGGAGTTATCTATGAAATTAAAGATGCACCAGCTGAAGAAGCCGAGCCTGCACCTGCTCCAGAAGAAGTTGTAGCGCCAGAAATGGAAGCTGCACCTGCACCAAAAAGAGTTGTTGAAAGCGTAAGCAAAGAAACATTTTTTGAGGAAATTGAGAAATTGAGAGCAGAGCTTTCATTAATCAAAGCAGAAAAAGAAGCTTTGGAATTATCTATCCAAGAGGAAGCGGCTGCTGAAGCTATTAATCACAACCCAGAAGCTCAAAAAGTTGAAATGTTTAAATACGGAAACAACAGAGCAAAATCTACAAAAGACACAGTTTATTCAAAATTATTTAATTAAAAAAAATGGCTACTACTACATCAATCACCACAACTTATGCTGGTGAATTTAAAAAGAAAATCGTTGCTGCAGCTTTATTGTCAGCAAATACTATCAACAATGGTGGTATCGAAGTAAAACCGGGTATCAAATATAAAGAAGTTATTAAAAAACTTTCTACTGATGCTATCTTAAAAAATGCTACTTGTGATTTCGATGCTACTTCTACTGTAACATTGACTGAAAAAGTATTGGAAGTAAAAGATTTACAAGTTAATTTGCAACTTTGCAAAAAAGACTTCCATTCTGATTGGCTTTCAGTTGAGCAAGGTTTTTCTTCATTCGACGTTTTACCTACTTCATTCCAAGATTTCTTAGTTGCTCATATTGCTGCTAAAGTTGCTGCTAAAAACGAAACTAACATCTGGAGCGGTGTTGCTTCAAACGCTGGTGAGTACAATGGTTTTGCTACTTTGGTTGCTTTAGATGCTGCTTTACCTGCTGCACAAGAAATTGCTGGTACTACTGTAACAGCTTCTAACGTAGTTGCTGAATTAGGTAAAATCGTTGATGCTATTCCTGCTTCTTTGTATGGTAACGAAATGTTACATATTTACGTTTCACAAAACATTTATAGAGCTTATGTAAGAGCTTTAGGTGGATTTGGTGCAAGTGGTTTAGGTGCTGCTGGTTTTGATGCTAAAGGTAACAACCAACAATTTGGTGACTTAATGTTTGATGGTGTTAAATTATTTGTTGCAAATGGTTTAGCTTCTAACAAAGCAATCGCTACCACTAAAGATAACTTGTTCTTCGGAACTTCTTTGATGGACGATATGACAGAGGTTAAAGTTTTAGATTTAGCCGATATTGATGGATCACAAAACGTGAGAGTTGTAATGCGTATGACTGCTGGTGTTCAATACGGAGTTATTGAAGATATCGTAACTTACGGAATTACCAATTCTGCTAACTAAAAATAAAAAGGGAGTTGAAATATACTCCCTATTTTTTAATCCTTTAAATATATAAATAATGAGTTGCGATATTTCAGCAGGCAGATTAGAGCCTTGCAAAAACAGCGTAGGCGGATTAAATGCCGTTTACTTTGTGAATGATGGCGATGCAACTGGATATACTTACGATGTAACGGATACAGACGTAATTAAAACAGTTACAGGAACGCCAACAGCGTACAAATATGATTTAAAAGGTAACAGTTCATTTGAGCAAGCTATCAATTCTTCAAGAGAAAATGGTACTACTTTCTTCGAGCAAACCTTAAATCTTACGCTAAAAAAATTAAGTACAAAAGACCATAAGCAAATCAAATTGCTTACTTATGGCAGACCACAGGTTATTGTTGAAGATAACAATGGAAACTTTTTCTATTGCGGTTTACAACACGGAATGGATGTGTCAGGTGGCACAATCGTAACGGGTGCGGCAATGGGTGATTTGTCAGGATATACTTTGGTATTGACTGGTATGGAACCAGTGCCAGCAAACTTTATTGGTGCTACTTTGGTAGCTTGCGGTTTTACAGTTGTAACAGGAGTTTAGTTCATAGTTGTTAAGTTTGGAGGGGCGGCGTAATTGCTGCCCTTTTTTTATTTTAAAACAAAACGTGCTTTTTACGTTTATATAGTAGATGATAATATTAAAGCCAATAGCGACTGCACAAACTGTAAGGTTTATTCCAACAAGGAATGGCGTTGCTAATAAATTGGTTGTTGTAAATGAAACTACAAACGTGGCAGTAACTTATAATATTACAACAACGATTGTATCATTTTATAATCAATTTACAAAGATTTTAAATTTAGAAGAGGGACATTTTTATAATGTTACTTTTTTAGTAAACGATACATTGATACATAAAGATAAAATATTTTGCACGGCGCAAAATGTTGATACATATACCGTTAATAAAGATGAATATACGGTTAATAAAGAAAACATAATTTTCTATGAGTAACTTACATTTTATTGAATTGGCACGCTATGAGCAGCCTATCGTTACCGAAAGCAAACGTGACGAGTGGGTAGATTATGGCGCAAATAATGAGTACTATAATTTCTTAATTGATAGCTATAATAACAGCACAACACACCACGCTATTATCAACGCAATTATAAAGCTAATTTATGGTAAAGGAATTGATGCTACTGATAGCAGCAAGAAGCCGAACGATTACGCTCAAATGATTATGCTATTTCGTAAAGATGTACTTAAAAAAACAGTTACGGATTTAAAGTTGTTAGGGCAATTTGCGCTACAATGTATCTATAATAAAAAAGGTGATAAAATTATAAAGGTAGAACATATCCCAGTACAACTTTTGCGTGCTGAAAAGTGCGATGAAAACGGAGATATTAGAGCTTATTATTTCTCTGATAATTGGGACGATATTAAGAAATTTAAACCTAAGCGTATTGATGCTTTTGGGTTTGGAAATAAAACTTTAGAAATATTATTTGTTGGTAATTATACAGTTGGGCAAAAGTACTACTCAAACGTAGATTATTTAGGTGCTTTGCCTTACGTTAAATTAGAGCATAGCATTTCAGAGTATTTGATCAACGATGTAGATAATGGATTTAGCGGAACTAAGGTTATCAACTTTAATAATGGCGTGCCGGATGAAGAAAAGCAAGAATTAATAACCACAAAGGTAAAAAGCAAACTTACTGGCGCAAGCGGTGATAAAGTAATTATAGCTTTTAATAATGATGAAACTAAAAAAACCACAGTTGATAATATCCCTTTAGATAATGCGCCAGAGCATTATTCGTACTTAAGCGAAGAAGCTAGGTCTAAGATACTTTTAGGACACGGCGTTACTTCGGGTTTATTATTTGGTATATCTTCTGCAAATGGGTTTAGTTCAAATGCAGATGAATTGAAAAACGCTTCAACACTTTTTGATAATATGGTAATAAGACCATTTCAAGAAACGATATTAGATGCGTTGGATAAGATATTAGCATTTAATGGTGTTATGCTTAACTTATATTTTAAAACATTACAACCATTAGAGTTTACAGATTTAAACCCTGCATTGAATAAAGAAGATGCGGAAGTTGAAACGGGATTGAAACTATCTATTGATAAAATAGATTTAGACAAATACGGAGAAGTTTTAGATCCAAAAGAATGGGAGTTGGTAGATGCGAGGGTTGTAAATTACGAAGATGAAGCTAAGTTAGATGCGCAATTAGAAGCGTTAAATAACCCTAAGAAAAGTTTATTAGGTAAAGCGTGGAAATTTGTAACCACAGGGACAGCAAGACCAAACGCACCGAGCGAGCAAGATGGTATTTTCTTTGTATCACGTTACAGATACAGCGGTACTGTTAGTGATAATTCAAGACCGTTCTGCAAAAGTATGTTAAGACTTAATAAATTGTACCGAAAAGAGGATATAATTCAAATGGGTAATAACGAAAAGACAAACCCAGGGTGGGGACCAGAGGGTGCGAATACTTATAATATATTTTTATACAAAGGTGGAGGTGCTTGTCATCATTATTGGACACGTGAAACATATCGCCGCATACAATATTTGAAGCCAAATGGTAATGAGGGTGAGATAACGCCAGCACAAGCGAGAAAAGAGGGTGAGATATTACCAACAAATGATAGCTTAGTTTATACCAAGCCAATAGATATGCCTAATCAAGGATTTTTAAACAGATAAATAAATGCAAGCACTATTTGTAAGCAGAGATGATATAGTAAAGTTTACGGCAGTAAACGGCAATACCGATACCGATAAATTTATACAATGGGTAAAGGTGGCGCAAGACACGCACATACAAGGTTATTTAGGTACGAAGCTATTTGATAAGATAAATGATGGCATAGTAAATGATAACTTAGCAACAGCGTACAGAACGCTTTTAAATAGCTATATTAAACCGATGGTTATACATTGGACAATGGTAGAATATTTACCTTTTGCGGCTTATTCAATATCCAATAAAGGCGTGTATAAACACGGAAGCGAAAACAGCGAAAACGTGCAAAAGGACGAAGTTGATTTTTTAGTTGAAAAACAACGAAGCATAGCCGAACATTATACAAGGCGCTTTGTAGATTATATGAGTTTTAAACAACATTTATACCCAGAATATAATGAAAACAGCAACGGAGATATGCACCCAAATTCAAATGCAGACTTTGGAGGTTGGTACTTATAAGCGAGGTACTTATAAGGTTAAGAATAAAAATATAAAAAAATTACAAATTTATTTAAACAAAATAAATAATGAGCGCAAGTCTTAATTTTGAAAACACAAAAGGCGATACATTTGAAGCGGTAGCATTTCATTTGAAGATAAATGATGTAGATGTAAACTTAACAGGCGCAGTAATAAAGATGCAGCTAAGAAAAAGCTATTGCGATACAACGGCTGCTTTATCTCTTACAAGCGTTGCAAGTGCTGGAATTACAATTACCAACGCAGCGGCAGGGCAGTTTAAAATTAACAAGCAAATTATAAACATAGATGTAAAAAATTATGTTTACGACATACAAATAACATTTGCAGATGGTACTGTAAAAACATATATTAAAGGTAATTTCAATATTTTAAACGAGGTTACAATATGAGCGATGAAATAGAAATATTTGCAAGTGGATTAACGCAAGATATTAGTCTATTTGTTGAGCCTATCTTAGAGGATGTAAGGTTAGATGTTATTATTTCAGAAACAAGGGAAGATGTACAATTAAACGTACAACCAAGCTTAATTGAAATAAATTTAATTAGAACGGTAGCGAGTGCTTTTGCTGATATTACTGGCTTACCAAGTGATAACGCTGCTTTAAATAGCGTGTTAAATGCTAAAGCTGACTTAGTTGATGGCAAAGTCCCAAGCGCACAACTACCATCGTATGTTGATGATGTTATCGAGGTAGCTAACTTTGCAGCTTTGCCAGCAACGGGTGAAAGCGGAAAGATTTACATAACCATTAATAACAATAGAATTTATCGTTGGTCAGGCTCTACATATATTGAAATTGTAGATAGTACAGCGGTTTGGGGTGCAATAACAGGAACGCTTAGCAGTCAAACAGATTTACAAAGCGCTTTAAATGGAAAGTTTAACAATCCTATTGGAGATACTACACAATATATTGCAGGTGATGGATCGTTAATTACATTTCCTGTATCTGGTCAAGCTGGAACATTAGTTCGTGAGGTTAGAAATACAACGGGAGCAACGCTAACAAAGGGAACAGTTGTTTATATTAGCGGCGCAACTGGAAATAAGCCTACAATATCTAAAGCAATAGCAACTGGAGATAGCACATCTGCTCAAACATTTGGTTTATTGCAAGCAAATATTGCAAATAACGCAAATGGTTATGTAGTTTGCGTTGGTGATTTAACTGGATTAGATACAAGCGCATTTTCAGAGGGTGCGCAATTATATCTATCTTCAACAACTGCAGGAACTTATACAACTACAAAACAAACAGCACCAGCGCATTTAGTTTATATCGGAGTAGTAACACGTTCGCACCCTACAATGGGACAGATTGAAGTAAAAATTCAAAATGGTTATGAATTAGATGAAATACACGATGTAGCAATAAGTTCAAAAGTAAATAATCAATTTTTAGTTTATGAAAGCGCATCTGATTTATGGAAGAATAAAAGCTTAGCAACTGTTTTAGGTGGCACAAGTTCACAATTTGTAAAAGGTAATGGAACTTTAGATAGCAATACTTACTATTTAGCATCAAATCCAAACGGATATACAACTAACGTAGGAACAGTTACAAGCGTTGGTTTATCTACAACAACTCCGGGTGTGTTGGTAAACTTTTCACCAATTACAACAAGTGGAACGATAACATTAGATATTCTTGCTTCAAGTTCTGAAGATACTGGATTGCTTAGAAGTACCGATTGGAATACATTTAATGGTAAACAAAATGCAATTACACTTACAACAACTGGAACAAGCGGTGCAGCTACATTAGTTGGTAGTACATTAAACATACCGCAATACGCACCTAATTTGAGCGGTTACGTTCCTACATCAAGAACGCTGACAATTAATGGAACAGCTTTAGATTTAAGCGCAAATAGAAGCTGGAGCGTTGGTACAGTTACAAGCGTTGGTTTAACATCAGCTACAAGCGGTGTTACTATTGGAAGCTCTCCAATTACAACAAGCGGTAATATTACTTTAGCTATTGCAACAGCAAGCGGTTCACAACAAGGGTTATTATCAAGCACAGATTGGACTACTTTCAATAATAAACAAAACGCCCTAACTAACCCAATTACAGGAACAGGAACAACAAACTATCTACCTAAATTTACAGGAGCAAGTACATTAGGAAATAGTATTATTTTTGAAAGTGGAAATAGCATTGGTATAGGAACTAATGCACCAACTTCATATACAAATTATAGTTTATTAGAAATAAACAATACGACAGGCGGTGGATTACGATTAAAAAATTCAGCAGCAACAGCACAATTTGAAGTTATAGCAAATAGTTCAGAAACCTACATTAAAAACGTAAACAATATACCATTATGGTTTGGAACTAATAATACAGAAGCTCTCCGAATATTAGCCACAGGCAATGTAGGTATAGGAACAAATACACCAAGTTCAATATTACATATTGTAAAAGGAGGAGGCGCAAAAATTAATTTTGGAGATTCAAAAAATACTGTTACAATTGGATCTGTTGAAGAAACATACGATTCTGCTATTGGGTTTTTTACACAAACAACTACCGAACGTATGCGCATCACTTCAGCAGGCAATGTAGGTATTGGAACTTCAAGTCCTAATAGTAAAATACAAGTTTTAGGAGTTAGTGGTGACCCTACTTTAAATGCAGGTGTTGCTGCAATAGCAACATTTACACCAAGTGGAGTTGGAACTGAATTAGTAATGGGTAGTTCTGCAAGTAGTCCTTTTACTTTTTGGATGCAAAATAGGCATACAGGAATAAATGGATTAGCTTATCCTATTGCTTTAAATCCATTGGGGGGCAACGTAGGTATAGGAACTACAAGTCCAACTGTAAAACTTGAAGTTAATGGTGCAATAAAAACATCTGCACCTGCTGCAGGAGCGGGAACACCAGGAGCATTTAAAATAGGTCAAGTTACTTCAGGAATACCTACATTAATAAATAAATTGGAAGTAGAAATAGATGGAGTTACTTATTACATACCTGCATCAATAGGAACAGTTTAAAAAAATAAAAATATGATAAATTATAATTGGATAATCTCTGCATTGGATTGCAAAGTAAAAGAAGAAAATTTAAACGATGTAGTGTATACCGTACATTGGAGATACACAGCTCAAAATGAGAACGAAATAAACGCAGAAATGTATGGAGCGCAAGCAATAGGTGCGCCAAGCGAAGATGAATTTACTCCTTTTGATGAAATAACAAAAGAGCAAGTTATCAGTTGGTTAGAAGCTTCATTGGATGTTACCGCTATGCAAGCGCAATTAGCAACTCAAATTGATTTGCTTGTTAATCCAATTAGTGTAACTTTGCCACCACCATTTGTAAATAATTAAACAAAAATAATATGAGAACTTATCAAGAACTAAACCAATTAATTGCGTCTATCAATGTAGTGTTAGGCAACCAGGAAACAAAAGTGCAAAAGAAACTTTTTAAGGTTTATGAAAAATTAAAAGCACATCACGAAGAATACCAATCTCAACGTGAGGAACTTCGTTTGGATGCCGCCGCAGTAGATGACAAAGGTATAATGCTTACCGATGAAAAAGGAGAATTTAAGTTTAGCAAAGATGGCATTAAACAGCTTACTAAAGATATTGAGAACTTAAATAAAAAAGAATTTGATTTTAAACCCATTGAAGTTATTAATCCAGCAGGCTTAGAGAATTTTATTTTCTTAGAAAAATGGACTACTGGCATCACATTTATAAAAGAAGAAGAAGAAGAATTGTAAAAATGTCACTAAAGAATTTAAACCCAATCACGAGCGTAATGGATTTTAAAACGTTTGCTAAAAATCCAATAATTGCAACTTTATTTTTAGTATTGATAGCAATAAGCTATTTATACATAGATGTTAAATCTACATTTAAAGACCAAATTGTTTTACAAAACAGCAAGGTTGAAAAATTAGAGTTAAAAGTTGAAGTGTTACAATATACGCTTAAGAAAACAGACAGCGCTCTGGCTGCTGCAAACGCTAAACTAAGTACATTAGAGCAATTGGGTAAAATTCAAAACATTAAATAAAATGAGAAAGATAATTTTACTTACTTTTTTTATTAGTGGGTGTACGTTAAGCGCACAAAATATAAATACCGAAAATAAAAAGGAATATGATTTTAATGAGCTTATAAATAGCGCAGTAAATAATCAAATTAATTTTAAAAAAGCACACAAGAAAGCATCTCAAAAGGAAAGTATAATCGTAGATCAAGCGATAAATAAAATAACTACCTTAAAAGATGAAGTAAAAGATTTAAGAAGTGAATTGACTTCAATAAAAACAAAGATAGATACTATCTATATTCACGACACGGTACGAGTGGTAGAAAAGAAAAGTTTTTGGGGAAAAACAAAAATAGATACAACAAGTAATGAATAGATTTTTTAAAGATGAAAATGGGCAGTATAGCTCAAAACGATTAGCAGGATTGCTTTGCGTTTTTGCTTTAGTGATTAGTTTAGTAGCTAACACATTTTCGCACGAAAGCATTAAGCCAAGCGAAGCTTTAGTAAATGCAGTTGCATTATTTGCCTTTGGCGCATTGGGTTTAACTTCGGTAGATAAATTTAAGATAAAATGAGAAAGCTAACAGAAAAAGAAATTATTGCAAAATACGGGCAAGCTAATAAAACAGGTGCGGGATATTTAACTACAATAAATTTGCCTTATCCTATGTATCTAAACTGGAATACTTCAGAAAAGATTAATAGCTTTCAATGCCATAAGCTAATTAAAGAGCCATTATTAAATGTATTCAAGGATATATTGGCGCATTATGGATTGGAAAAGATTAAGGAGCTACAATTAGATGATTTCGGTGGGTGCTTTAATTACAGACCGATGCGTGGCGGAACATCATTATCACGCCACAGCTGGGGTATAGCTATTGACTTAGATCCAGACAGAAACTTATTGAAAGAAACAAGCAAAACAGCACGCTTTGCAAGACCAGAATATAAACCAATGATTGATATATTTTATAAACACGGGTTTGAATCATTAGGTAGAGAAAAGAATTATGATTGGATGCATTTTCAAGTTAAAGATTAAAACAGTAATAGTATGATAAATATATTTACTATAATAAACTTCATAAAAAATCAATGGTTAGGTTCTATAGTTATTTTAATATGGTTACTAACGTTGTTAATAACAAGTAAAGACATTAGCGTAGATAAGATTAAAACAGAAGTAAAGATTAAAGAAAAACAGTATATAATAGATACTTTATATAAAAACAATACAAGTATAATTACTAAAATTAAATATATAAAACAAAAAGAATATGACACAATT